AACGAGACGCGCATTGCGAAGTGCCGCAAGGCGATCACCAAACAAACACCCGCCGTCACCGGCGCCCAATAACCGACTACCCCCCCAGCGGGGAACTGTGGACGTGTGTCTGTCATTCATGGCCAGCCCCACGAAAAACAGTCTCCCCGCCCTATTCGAGCGGTCAGCAATGAGCTTTTCCGGGAAACCCACCACCTTTGTGGAACAGGCGATTGAGAACGACGGCTTCTGGCCGAACCTCTCCGTGTCCGAGTTCCAGAAGGGCTACCGCCTGCCGGCGGAGTACCTGGTAGACATGCTGGTCACTGATTTGACTACCGCGATGATTGAGATCAATCGCGATTTGTCCAGACGCAAAGGCCAATGGCAGAGCGTGGGCATCGCCTCCGTGGAATCTGGGGATCCTAAGGTGCTGCCTGACTCCACATTTCATGTAGCGACGTACAAGCGCGCCGTGTATTGCCGAGCCAAGGCCAGCTTGCTGACGCAGTTCGCCACGGTGAGCCGCCGTGAAAGCGCCGAAAACACCGGCAAAGAAATGCCCGAACGCGGCGAGACGTTTCTGCAGTTCAGCCAGCAGGCGGTTCGCTCGCTGCAGGGGCGCGGCCGAATCACGGCGGCAATCGTATGACCAAGCTGCAGACACTGACCGCGTATCTGTTGGAACGTCGCCTGGTCGAGCCTGAACAACTCGACAGCTGGACGGAGCAGGTAAAGCTTTCGCTGATCTGGAAACCCGACGTCGAAGGCATGCACTTCGCCGATATGCACTATCGCGCCGTGATTGTCCTGGAGCGTTTCGCCGCCAACCCGGCTCGCATGATGGCGTTGGTCGGCAGTTGGCTGGAAAAACACGACTCCAACCGCGATCGCCATGAACTGCCTGCGCCGGAATTCCTTGTAGAGCCGCTGGATAACGATCTGTTCGACGTGGAAATCACGCTGGAGTTTGTTGAGCCGCAGTATCTGGCAGAAGACCCTGCCGGCGAGATCGACGCCTTCGGCAAGGCCTGGGCGTTTGTCCCGTTTGATCTGTGGATTGCAGAGCGCGGCGAGGTGGCCACCGATGGCGGGCCGTAGCACGTTCGAACTCGACATTCGCGGTCGCTTGGGCGTACGCGAACAGCTGGCGTTGCTGAGCCTGCCGCCGCAATTGCGCCGCCGCTTGCTGAACCAGGTCACCAAACGCGTGCGGACGATGAGCCGCAAGCGAGTGCGTGAGCAGAAGAACCTGGACGGCACACCGTTCGCCCCACGCAAGGGCGACACCAAGGGCAAAAAGAAGATGGAAGCCGGCTTGGCCAAGTTGATGGTGGTCACCCGGGTGTCCGCTGATGAAGCGGAATTGGGCTGGAAAAACGCCCTGACCCGATGGGTCGCCGCGCAGCAGCACAACGGCGTCAGTGAGCGCCGCACCGCCCAACAGATGCGCCGATGGAACAAGACCCCACCGGGTTTGGCAGCAACCGACAAGCAAGCCAAGCGCTTGCGCCGGTTGGGCTTCCGTGTGCGCCAAGCAGGCAAAAAGACGCTGACCCGGCCGTCTGTGGCGTGGATTCAGGAGCATGTGAATTACGCCAAAGCCGGCCTATTGATCCGGATCCTCGACGACCAGCGCAGCGAAAGCACCGGCGCGCAAAGCTGGGAAATCACCTTGCCGAAACGCCAGTTCATCGGCGCCGAAACTGAACGCGAAACCAATCTCCTGATTAACCAGGTGTTGCAACAAATCCTAACTTCACCCCGCTAACGAGGCACTGCATGGCACTCGGTCAAGTCACCGTCGACAATCTCAATCTAGGCCAGGGCGCCGTGACAGAGGTTGAGCGTTACTTTCTTTTCATCGGCCCCGCCGCCAAAAACGTCGGCCAGGTCATTCCGCTGAACACCGACAGCGATCTGGACGCCGCCCTGGGCGTTCCGGCGAGCGATCTGAAAACCCAAATCACCGCCGCACGTTTGAACGGTGGCCAGCGCTGGGCCTGCATGGCGGCCCCGATCGGCCCCGAAGGCGACTGGGCCACCGCTCTGGAGAAAACCCAGCAACAAGGGGTGTCGGTGGAAGCGGTAATCGTCACCAAACCTGTCGCCAAGGGTGAGGAACTATCGGCCATGAATGATGCGGCCGTCGCCCTGAACAACACCTACGGCCGTCGTGTTTTCTTTCTGGCAAGCACCGCCGGCATCGCCGTCGACCAGACCTGGGCGCAGTACCTGAGCGAGCAAAAAGCGTTGGTAGCGGGTCTGGCAGCGCCGCGCGTTTCACCGGTGCCGCAACTGCACGGTAATGACCTGGGCGTGCTGGCTGGCCGCTTGGCGAATTCGGCAGTCAGCATCGCGGATAGTCCGATGCGCGTGGCCACCGGGCCGGTGTTGGGGCTTGGCGACGTGCCTATCGATATGGAGCTGATACCGCTGCCGTCCGCTGTGCGCAGCGAACTGGATCGGGCGCGGTTCTCCGTCACTCAGACCTACCCAGACTATCCAGGCGTGTACTGGGGTGACTGCAACATGCTGGACACCCCAGGCAGTGATTTTCAAGTCGTGGAATACCTGCGCATCACCGACAAAGCCGCTCGCCTGATTCGCCCGCTGCTGATCCGCCGTGTCGCCGATCGCCGCTTGAACAGTACCCCCAACAGCATGGCGGTGAACACCAACCAACTGATGGCGCCTCTGCGTGCAATGGCCAAGTCCATCAAGTTCAACGGCGAGGTGTTCCCCGGTGACATCGAGCCGCCGAAAGACGGTGACCTGGTGCTGGAATGGCTCAGCAAAACCAAGGTTGCGGCCTACATCAAGCTCAAACCCCTCAACTGCCCGAAAGACCTCACGGCGAACATCGCTCTGGATCTTTCCACTGACAAAACGGAGTAACGCCCCATGGCAAAAATTGGTGGCAAGAACTTCGACGTGAGCCTGGGCGATCTGTCGCTGCACGTCGAGAGCTGCACCCTGGACATTACCGACAACTCGGCTGTGGCCCAAACCCGTGGCGTGCCTGACGGTTACGTCGAGGGCGACGTGGCCGCTGCCGGCGAACTGGAACTGGACAGCTCCAACTTTCAATTGCTGATCGACGCGGCGCGATCGGCTGGGAGCTTTCGCAAGCTCAAGCCGTTTGACGCAGTGTTCTTCGCCAAGGCCGGCGAAGACGAGGAACTGCGCGTGGAAGCCTTCGGCTGCAAGGTGAAGATTTCCAGCCTGTTGTCGATCGATCCAAAAGGCGGCGAGAAGACCAAGCACAAGGTGCCGTTTGACGTCACCAGTCCGGATTTCATTCACATCAACGGCGTTCCGTACCTCGACGCTACCGAGATCGAGGGGATCCGTTAATGGTGGACTGGTTCGACCGCGCCCAGGAGCTGGAGCAACGCCAACGTGACCAGGCGATCAAGGCCCAGCTGCTGAAGCCTGTGCCGGTCGGGCCAAGCCTGACCCATTGCCAGGACTGCGATAACGAGATCCCGCCGGCGCGCCAGGCACTGGGCGGTAAAACGCGGTGTGTCCCGTGCCAGACGGGCTTTGAGCAGAGTAAACGCTGATGACCACTGACGCCGCACGCCTCGGAACGCTGGAGCAGAGATTCGCCGTATTTGAACACCGGCTGAGCGAGTTGGAAGACCGCCACGAAACAGTGCCTACCCGCGTGACCAAGTTGGAACAGGGGTTCGAACACATGGCCGGGCAACTGTCGGAACTGAACGCTGGCCAGCAGACCCTGACGGTCGCGGTGAACGACATCGGCGCGAAGGTCGGCCGCTTGCTGACCATTCTCACTGTGGTCGCTTCTGTGCTGCAGATGGTTGTGCCGGCACTGTTGCGGGTGTGGTTCCCATGAGCCTGCGCGGCAGGATTCAAGCCGGCGTGATTGCGCTGGCCAGCGCTCCGTTGGTGATCTTCCTGGGCACTTGGGAAGGCAACGGCCAGAACACCGTCTATGCCGACAAGTTGGCCAGCGGACTGCCCACTGTCTGCAAGGGCATCACTCGACACACCAGCCCGTTCCCGGTGGTAGTCGGTGACTACTGGTCGCCCGATCGTTGCGCGGAGGTGGAGCAGCTGGTGATCCGCAAAACCCAGCTGCAGCTGGCCGACTGCATCACCAACCCGGACGTGAGCCAGAACACTTTCGACGCGCTGACCAGCCATGCCCACAACGTCGGTGTGCCCAGCACTTGCGCCAGTCGGGCGGTGGCGTTGATCAACGCCGGCCGCATTGCTGACGGCTGCAGGGCGTTGGCCTGGGCACCGGACGGCAAGACACCGGTATGGGCGTACGTGACCGACGCCCAAGGCCGCAAGCGCTTTGTTCCAGGCCTGCACTACCGCCGGCTGGCTGAAGTGGAGGTTTGTCTGAAATGACGATTCCACCGCTACGGCTCGCGCTGATCGTGATGCTGATTACTGCCCTGGTGCCCGTGTATTGGTTCATCCGGGTTGTGGATCAACGTGATGAAGCGCTGAAAGACTTGAAAGGCCTGAATTCGGAGGTCGTCGGGTTGCGCGAAGCGGCCCGAATCAGCGGCGAGATGCTCGCCGAGCGGGACGCGATAGACCAACGAAACACCAAGGAATTGACCGATGCACTCACTGAAAACGAGCGCCTGCGCCGCGCTGTTAGCGATGGCTCTGGCCGGTTGCTCGTCCGCGCCACCTGTCCCGCCACCGGATCTGTGCCCGCCACCGCCGGCACCGCCCGCATGGCTGATGCAGGACGCGCCGAACTCGCAACAGACGCTCGACCGGATTATTTCACCCTCCGTAATCAGCTCGCCTTAAGCCGGCAAATGATTCTCGGACTGCAGCAATACGTCCGTGGCGTGTGCCAGCGATCGCCAGCGCACCAGGACACCACTTTTTCCAACCTCAACAAGAGATCTACCCAATGAGCCAACAGAACAACACCGAAATCACCCTGGAAGTCGGCGAACAGGAATTCACGTTCAACCTGACCCCGGCTGACGTCACCAAGTATTTCAACGCCCTGACCCAAACCAACAAGGTCGCCCCGGGCAACAACCTGCTGATGACCACCGTCAAGCAAGAGGAAAAGGCCACGCTGAAAACGTTGCTGGGCAACCCGGTGATGGTGATGCAGATTGCCGGCGCGCTGCTCGAGGAGTACGCGCCCAACGTTGAGGTGATCGTAAAAAAGCGCTCGAGCACGCTGAGCGCCTAAACGAAAACGGCTTGGGCCAATTGATGGCCCTGACGAACCGCTGGCTTCCTGGTGCCGAACCCACGCCCGAGGCGATGGGGACGGCCAAGTGGCTGGAGGACGAACACTGGAGACGCATGGAGTTCGCCGTGGCTAACGGCATCGCCCTTGCGCTGAACGGATAACGACTTTGGCAGACCGTAGCGCCAGCTTGGCTTTCATTCTCAGCTTGCAGGACAAGGTCACCGCGCCCTTGGGCAAGGTGAAAATGGGCTTTTCCGAGCTGGCTGATCAGAGCGAAAAGCACATCAAGACCATCGGCTTGGGCATCGGCGGCGTGACGGCGGCTGTGGTAGGGATCCGTGAGTCCATGGAACCGGCGCTGGAGGTCAATCGCGCCTTAGGCGACGTCCGATCGTTGGGCGTTGCCGAGGATGCGTTGTCTGCGCTCAATGCCAAGTCGCTGCAGTTCGCGGTGAGCTATGGCGAGAACGCCAAGGATTTTGTGGCCTCGGCTTACTTGATCGAGGGCGCCATCAAGGGGCTTACCGGCAATCAACTCGCCACGTTCACCAACACCAGCAACTTGCTGGCGAAGGCCACCAAGTCCGATGCCGAAACCATGGGCGAATACGTCGGCACGCTCTACAACCTGCAGAAGTCCCAGGCCGATGCGATGGGGAAGGGCGCGTGGGTGGAAAAACTCGGCGGGCAAACGGCGCTGGCCGTGCAGCTGTTTCGTACCAGCGGCGCCGCGATGAAAGACGCCTTCAAGGAGGCCGGCGCGATCGCCACCACATCCGGAGTCGACCTTGCCGAACAGATGGCGGTGATTGGCACGCTGAGCAGCACCATGGAGGGCGGCGACGCCGGCGGACGCTACAAAGCGTTTTTCGAGAACATCGGCGCCGCATCGGAAAAGCTCGGCATGCAGTTCACTGATCAGCAGGGCAAAGTCCTGCCGATGATGGCGATTCTGGACAAGCTGCAGGGCAAGTTCGGTGATCTGACCAGCGCGTCGGCCGGGGCCAAGTTAATGGAGGCCTTCGGCGGCGAAGGCGCCCAGGTGATTGGCGCGTTGGCCAAGGATACCGATCGACTGCGTAACGGCATCGAGCAGTTGGGCAAGGTGCGCGGACTGGAGAACGCCGAGCAGATGGCCCGTGCCATGGTCGATCCGTGGCAACAGTGGGCGTCCCTGGTCGAGGTCATGCGTGTGGTATTTGGCCAGGTGCTGATACCGGTACTGACGCCGTTCATGAGCAAGATGGTCGACATCGGTAAAACCCTGGTGCGCTGGTCGCAGCTGTTTCCCAACATCACCCGTGTGATCGGCATCACCGCACTGACCATCATGGCGATCGTCGGCGCCATGTCGTTGTTGACCGTCGTGGTCGGCGTTGCACGGATGACTTGGCTGGGCCTGTTATCGGTGTGGAAGGTCGTGCAGTTGCTGAACCTGCGCACCGTTGCCGGCTTCGTCCTGCAGAAACTGGCGATCCTGGCTTACCTGGCCGTGATCTACACGCTCAGCGCCGGCCTTGCCCTGGTGCGCGGCGCCATGCTGCTTTGGCAGGGCGCGATCTGGCTGGTCAACGCGGCGCTGTTGGCCAACCCGATGGTGTGGATTGTGGTGGGTGTTCTCGCCCTGGTGGCCGTCATTGTCGCGGCGGTCTACTACTGGGACGAATGGACGTCCGCCCTGATGAACACGGCCGCGTTCCAGTTCGTCGCCGACAAGCTCCAGAAGCTGTCCGACTGGTTTAACTCCATGGGCGGTTGGTCAGGTATGGCCAAGGCCGCATGGGACAGCATCGTCGGCATTTTCACCAAGGCCGTAAACGGCGTGATCGAGCTGCTGAACAGCATCCCGGGCGTGAACATCGAAGCGCGTTTCGGCGGCATACCTGAAGTGTCCGGCGTCGATGCCGCGACCAATGCCGCTGACGCCGCTAACGCCGCGCAAAAAGCCCAGCAAACCATAAACGCGGCAATCCCCAGCCTTTCGCCGGCGCGCCCTTCGGCGGTGCCGCCCGGCGGCTTGCTGACCAGCATCCAGAACAACAACAGCAGCCAGAACAAGGGCACGCATGTGGAGAACGTGAACATTCACACCAGCAAACCGATGAACCCGCTGGAAGTTGAAAACATGGTCGCTATGGCGGTCGGCGGATGAGCGAGTACGTAGACCTGTTGATCGTCAACAACGACCTGGCACTGGATCCGTCACACCAGCCGCTGGTGGTCGATGACCGCGCCTGCATCGCTCAGGACATCGCTCACATGATCCGCGACAGCGGGTTGCTGGTGACACTGGTGGCCGAGCGCGATCGGCTGCGGCAGCGCGACTGCATTCAACAACTGGAACTGTTGGTGGAGGACGACCAGCGCCTGGTGCCGGGTACGGTACGCATCACCCAGCAAGAACCAGGCGTGTACCTGGTCACTGCGAAAACCCTGAAATTCGGTTCGATTGAGGTAAGTCTGTGAGCCAGGTCGATTTTAAAAAAGTGATCGCCGACGCCGGCATCCCGACCACCGAGGCCGGTTTGAAGGCGGCGTGGGAAAAGGAGGTTGAAGCCCAGGGAGCGAAGGTGGCCAACACCAGCAGTTATTCGCCGTTCTGGCGGGTGATGACCGCGCTGGTGACCAAACCGGTGTTGTGGCTGTTGGACTTTCTGTGCCTGACGGTGCTACCGAATTTCTTTGTGAAAACGGCGGTGGACGCTTGGCTGGACATGCTCGCCTGGGCGGTGAACGTCGAGCGTAAAGGCGCCACCAAAGCCCGCGGTAAATTGCTGTTTACCCGGGCCTTGCCGGACGGCGTCATGGAGCTGGAAAAGGGCATTGTGGTGCAGTCGGCCGCCATCAATGGCAACGTGTACAAACTGATTTCCACGGCGCCGGCGACGTTCGTAGCAGGCCAGCTGCAGCTGGAAGTCCCGGTGGAGGCGATCGAATCCGGCAGCGGTTTCAATCTCGCGCCGGGTTACTACGCCATCCTGCCGGTGCCCATCCCCGGCATTGTTCAGGTAGTGAACAAGGACGGTTGGCTGGAATCACCAGGTGCGGATCCGGAACCGAACGACCAGCTGCGTTTGCGCGTGCGCAACCAGTTCTCGGCCGTGAATCAGTGGCACACCGACGCGGTGTATCGCGCCATGATCTCGGCCTTTCCGGGCGTGCGTCCGGACGGCGTTTACTTCGAACACGGAGCACCCCGTGGGCCGGGCAGTGCGAACGCCTTCGTGTTGTTTGACGCGGGCGTGCCGGCGGCGACTTACCTGGAGCAAATCAATTCGCACATTCGCGACCAGGGCAACCATGGCCACGGCGATGATCTGCTGGCCATGGTGATGCCCGAAGTGCCCGTGAATGTTGCGATGACGCTTTGGCCGCAACCGAATTTGAGCGCCGAGCAGATCGACACGCTGAAAAGTGAGATCGAGCTATTCATCCGCGCCGCGTTTCGGGAAAGCACGCCCCGAGATTATCAGCCGACGCTGACTTATCCCCAGTCGCGTTTCAGCTTCAGTCGCCTCGCGGAAGAATTGCACCAGCAGTTTGCCGATATCGCCTCACTGCGGTTTACCCCCGGCGTCGACATCACCAGCGGGTTGGACATCCCGCGCCTGACGTCGCTGAAGGTGAACCTGCAATGAACAAGCTCAAACTGCCGTTCTGGCTTGGCGGTACCGAACTTTCAAAACTGGTCGCGGCTGCACAGGCTTGGTGGGAAACCGTCACCGGCTGGCTGCGCTGGCCTTACTCGCAGATCGATCCCGACACCTGCCACATGAGCATCCTTGAACTGTGGGCCTGGCAGCGGGACGTGACGCGCTTCAAGGGCGAACCCGAGTCACTGTTTCGACTGCGCGTGAAATACGCATTCATCAACTCGGTCGACGCCGGCAGCACCGCCGGGTTGAAACGAATTTTCGAGCGACTGGGCGTGGGTTACGTCGAGATCGAGGAGCGCCAGCCCGACCGCGATTGGGACGTGGTGCTGCTGAAGTTCAGCAACGCTCAGTTGTCGCTCAATCCCGAACTTCTGCGCGTGCTGATCCAGCAGTACGGCAGAACGTGCCGGCGCTATGACTTCGTCACCATCACCCCCGTAGGGCTGCAAATCGCCCTGATCGACTTCAACGACGACCAGCAAACGCTGGTTGCCAGCCTGTAGGAGCGCACCGTGAGCGCCAGTATTACCTTGGCCGGCGAAAGCCAAATCGCCCTTAAACAAAGCCAGCAAAAGCCG